TTGGATAGACATAATATCTACCTCTGATTGGACTGACCCGCATGATGTGAACCTACCCAAGTTTAGAACTGTTGGGTGGGTTCACTCAGAAAGCCCTAAGTTTATAAAGGTCTGCGACACAATGGATGAAGAGGACAAACTGTTTGGCGTAACCGCTATTCCCAAAGGTTGCGTTGAGAAGATTGAGTATCTTTCTTTGCCCGCTTCCTTTCAATCAAAGGACGAACATAATCCCAAAAGTTAATTCCTTCAAGTATAGAGAATATATTCGTCCATGTTCTGTACTCTCCATCATTGCACATGTGTATCCTGTCTTTTTCGGCATAGCAGAATCTAGCGAAGTAATACCTTCGCCGCTCCTGCTCTGCTTCGTACTCCTCACGTGTGAAATTGGTTGGATGTTTAGTCAAATACACCCTCTCTAAAAACTGCCATGACTTTTCTCATTGGCCACCATGTATGGCCTCTGAATGTGCGTGATTCTCCACTCAGTTTTTCGACAACTAATTCAGTCCACCCGTTTGTAGATGGGGTTGACGTTTGAATTGCAACCCAGTCGTGTGGAACCCACAACTCTCCTGAGTCATCCTTATACATCTGATTTTTATTTGGTTTATTAATCATAACTTATTGATATTGTTAAGTTTATTTGCAGGTATTGCCCAGCAATGCGGGCGGTTCATACCAAAATCTGTCCAGTAATTTTCCCACAATTTATCTACGTCGTTTTTAAAAAATTCCCAACCAAGAACATCATACTTGGGCAGCATCCCATGCTGCCACATATTCTTTACCAGCATGTACCTCCTTCCACGTATATCATTCGGCCTTATGATCAGAGATGGGTTCTTCATTTCTGTCATGCGAACCTCTATGTTCGGCTGTATATCTGGCTGATCTTTATATGTATCAACAGTAGGTTCGTAGTAAACGTCAAGCATCTTTGCTACTGCAATCTCAGCCCCCGCCGCTTTTATATTTGTATCGAATATATCCTTTGGCTTGTATCCAGCAACATCTTTGCTGTTCTTTCTAAGAGATGACAGGCATCTCTCAGTTCCTATGCTGATCGCAAGCCTAGCCTCAAGTTCATTTAAATCAATTATCACGTACCCACTCCGCTATAGCATACTCAAGTTCTGTGGCGGTGTCGTATTCTTTCTTGTCGTAATGAACGTACCACGGGCCACCGTCACGCCTGTTTATAATGAACTTCCATTTATTATCTGGTGTCTTGTATCTTTCGCAACCAAAGTTACATCCGTGTATAGTACCAAGATTAAAAGAAGATCCCCTGCCCCACACTATATCGTGCGCTCTAATGTTTGAATTCGACTTCACTGTAGTCTTCATTGTAGATATACCTGATAACATCAGTCCATAACTCTGACTGCCAATCTGTATCTGCATTGTCAGCCTCCTCAGATAGATACTCTGCCAATTCTTCAGGGTCAATCCTGTGAGAATCTATCAAATCAATTACCGCTTTCATATGGAATACAACCATATTCTTAACATCTTCCTCATCAATCATCTTAACTCCTTCAATCTGTTGAATAGATTGAGGGCGCATATAAACGCTTCATAATTTTTATTCCACTCTATTGTTGATTGGTAGCCCTGCTCATATCTACCTGTTGATTTATCAAGCCTGAGAACTAGAGTCTGCTCCACAGGCTTGCCATGTATGTCCTCCCATGCTTTTGCATAAGCCGCATTTTGTAAATGGTATTCAGGATAAATACCTTTCGACGTCTTCCAGTCTATGATGCACAGGCTGCCGTTCACATACGCAGCGCAGTCTAAAGTACCTGCATAGTTGTCCGTCCTGCTGTATATCTTTTCTTCAGATGATATAAAGTCTACATCATTCTCGCCTACCCACGTTTGAAACGCCTCAATAGAATTGCAGGCATCCTGATCATCAGGTAGATCCGGAAGGTTGTCATCGCCAAAAGAACCCTCACCTTCAATAAATATCTCCAGTGCATCTTCGATCCACTTGTGCGCAGTCGATCCAGTTTCAAGCGCATTCCCCGAACTGCCTCTGTAAGCCGACTTAACACCTTTGATAATCGCTCCAAGTCCGAGGCGACTTGTATACTTAAACGGTTTAACTTTGTTATCTTCATCGTCAATAAATAAGTTTCTCTCTAGCCACTCACTACCCTGCTTCAATGCCCAAGGTATAAGGGCGGGCTTGGAGATAACTCCAAGCACCTTGGTTGCCGATGCTACAGGCTTACCCTCTACCCTATAGGCATGAAGTTTGGAGTCGAAGGAGAGGTTAATAACCTCTCCATCGTGGTAAGTAATCTCCATTAAAACGGTACGTCAGATGCCGACTGACTAGCACCGTCTCCACCGGCTCCATTGTACGGCTCCTGAACACGTCCGGAGAAATACTTTTCGCCCTTCTGGGACTCTGTAATCCAAAGAGATACCTGTAATTTTTCTCCTTTAGGCGTGACTATATTTCCAGTGTAATCAGGACGCTTTTCGTTGTCTCCTTTGTCCGCTTTAAAGACAGCAATTGATCCCGGTTTCGCTTCGTACTTATCGCTCATTTCTTTTTCCTGTTGTTCCAGTTGTTGTTGATGATATAGGTCTTGTGTACAATCAGATTCCACATACTCCACTTAGACACTGCTCCTCACTGTGATCCTCAAAGACGATGCCTTTGTGTTTGATTGCTTCTTCGTAAGGTACAACCGTTAATGGTTGACCGCCCCTAGCGCCGTCAGGATACACGGTTAGACCACGTAGCCCTTTGGCATACTTCTGTATCCACAGTGCGTACTGACCAATCAATCCTTCGTTGTTCAGTTCACTGCCCCATGCGGGGAGGTTGATGGTACTGCTGATCGCCTGATCTACGTACCGCTGTACGTCGTACTGAAACTTGATGCGACGCTCCGGGTCTGCTGCCAGATCGACAGCCGACTCAATCTTCTTGGGGCTGATACCCAAGTCAATCAGAGTCTGGGCTGTACCATCTACAACATACTCATGCTTCCATCGTGTGCCTTCGGTCAGGTATCGACGCTTGAATGCCACGCTGTACACTGGCTCAATGCCTGACGTGGTTCCTGCAAGTATGCTGATCGTCCCTGTGGGAGCGATAGCACGTACCCCTTTGGGGTTAACCATGTGCCATTCATTGGCCGTATCACGGGCCGTCTTGTCACTCTCATTTCGATACACCTTGAGCCACTGCTTCAGTTCATCTGTCACCTCATAGCGATGACCGTTCTTGAGAAGCCACTCATGCATACCCATGAGACCCAAACCTAATCTGCTGTTGCGCTGGCGTACATCGTACACTTTCTGGTACGGTAGTTCGGCACGACGCAAACCACACATCAGGAATTTAGTGACAAGGTGAACCACGTCTTTCAGTTCTTCGATATCCTTGATCTCTGCCAAGTTGATGGAGGAGAGATTGCATACATCAGAGTCGTCGGAAGATACGATCTCACAGCAAGCATTACGCAGAGTCTCAGATTGTTTATCACCGAAGTTAAAACTGAAGCCGGGCTCACCCGTCATCATTGCTTGCTTGACGTTCGTCAAAAAGATTTCGTTGTCCATGTCGGCCAGCCACTGATCATCGTAGTTCAGGCTGATGTTCATCATGTCCAGAGGAGCGCTAGCGTTGAAGTCTGCTTCCTTTCTGGCACGGGTATCATCATCCCAATTCTTGACGGTTAGAAACTCAGCGGCATCTTCATGCCTCCAGTTCAGACTTCCGTACATGGCAGACCGTCTTGATCCACCCTGCATGACGTTGCGCCCAATCTCGTTGGTCGCCAGAAGAAACGGAATGGGGCCAGAGGATACACCGCCAGTCTTGCTCAGGGTTCTACCCTTTGGTCTAAAGGCTGACACATCAATACCAATACCGCCACCAGTCATCAGGCAGGATCCCGCTCTTCGCCAGAGGTCAGCCCATTCCTCACGGCTGTCCTCCTCTGCTTTGAGTAGATAGCAGTTGTTATAGAACCTTGCCTTTCGGCCAGCGTACCACAAGTAGCGACCACCCGGAAGCCACTTGAACTCAGTTAGATACTGGGTCAGTTGATCACGCTCTGTCTTGGTAAGCAAAGGAGCATCAGTTCCCTGATTGTCTCCGCATACCGCATTAACCACGGCCTGCGCTCGATCCGCCCATGTTTCATAGCGATTGTGTGCGTATTTGTTGTGGAAAATGTTTTTCCCAAGATCAGTTCTAAACTCTGTCATTTTTTATTACTCGCTTTCTTTAGTTCCTTCTGAAACTCAACAACCTCCGCATCCTCACGCTCCGCCATGATTTTGTCGTATCCCTCTGGAGTTGCCCAAGATGCCGGTTGTCTTCCGTTAAATGCACCCGGATGATAAAGGTATCTCCCGATACCAAACTTAACTGCTGCACGTTTTAGTGCGTCAGAGATACCACCCTTAGCCCCTTCGATCTGGCTGTCATCAGCCCCGTCAGATTTAGTAACCAGTAAACCGTCAAAGTTACAGGTCAACTCGCACATCATTCTATCTCCGATGTACTGGTACTTATCAGACCATCCATCAATTCCGAACACTTCATCTAGGCGCTGCATCACATCACGTGCGGTGATGTACGCCAGTTCCTTAGAAGAACCGGGGCCTTTGCGAAACGAAACAGAACCAATAGGAAATGGTCGCTTCAGTTTTTTCTCATAGTTATTCTTTGTCTTTGGACTCACTCTTCATTGCCTCTTCTTTAGTGATTGGTAGGTAATGGATAGAACCATCTTCGTCATACTTCACACGATAATATTTCGTCACCATCTCAGACTGCGCCAAAATCTGGCCGTCAGATGGTAGTAAAGCACGATCCCAAAGGTCTTCCATTCGGTCTAACCAACTGCTGATACCACGATGCCGTGGCATATAAGGTGACATGTTCATTTTATCTCCAGTTACGTATGAACCATTCAGCATCAACTACCGCCAAAGGTGTGCTGTGGTTCTTTTTTACAATTAAAAGCGGCTCGTGTTGATCACCTGCATTTGCCTTGCACTGATCGTAAGCACGGTGCAGGTTAAGACGTTCGGTATTCTTGCACTCAATACTGAACGGAAACTTCTTTCTTGCTTTGGGTGAAAGCAAAACGTCTTCACCTCCCGCCCCCATAGATCTGCTTGTTACGTCATCTTCCTCAAGTCCGGTGAACCTATCAAGTATCAGGTTCATTGCCCACTGCTGCAACCTCCGTCCTTTGGCTTTGCCCGAACTAGGTTTCACGTTCTAACTTTCCCTCCTTTATTTTCTTTGCTACATCATGCCGCCCTAGTTTTTCCATCTCCACTACTATCTTGTCTTGAACAAAAAAGTGTAGAGCCTGAAGCATTTCATCTAACTCATCTAAAGTCCAGTAGTGTTTATGAACGTAGAAGAAATACTTATCACCATCAAACTTAGAATCTTCCAGCGTGTAGTTAGGCGGCTTTCTCATCTAAACCTACCTTTGCTAGAGATCCTGTCACACCATCAGTAGGGCCTGTGTCATCCATTATCATTCCCGTCTGCTCTGGATATCTACCATTCACATAGTAGTTCAGGCTTCCCATATCAAATCTCAAATCCATGTCCATTTCTGCTCCATCGAAGTGTCGTGCTTTCGCTAGGCTCATGTAAGCATCAGCACCATCCATCTCATACAATCGACCAAGGATGATCACATTGTCTGCACGGTTTGTTATGTCTGCTGAACCTGCAACGCTCCATTTATCTAGCCTGTCCTTGATGCTGTTCCCTTTGCGTGCATGAGTTACCAGCATTACGTGAAGATCAAGATTGCGGGCGGCATTGGCTAGGCTGCATACCACATCCTTCTGCCCGTTCCAGTCATCACTTGCCATAGATAGAGTCATCAGGCTGTCAACCAAAACAAAATCTATATCGAATTTTTCCTTCGCATAGCGGATGACAGACATCATAGTCCGACCGTCTACGCTTCCATGCTGGTCGTAGAAGTACATTTTGTTGTGCGTCCATGCTGCATAAGACAACACTGCGTCACGTGTTGGATTCTTCTGCAGGCTGCACTGGCGTATCATTCTGGACACCTGAGATGCTGGAGACATTTCCAAACTGATACTCAAGCACTTGTATCCCTGTTCCATGGCGTTGATCATGACTTGTCCTGCGAACATAGACTTACCAGCGCCGTTTACTCCTGCAAGTACAGTGAGTTCCTGCTTGCGCAGTCGAAACAGTTCATCGAACTGGGGGAATGGTAGTTTGATCCCCTTCATATCTAGACCGTTAGCCATACGGTCCAGCACTTCTCCGATGAACTCTCCGCTATCACGTACTTTGCGCTGGGCCTCGGTAATCCTGCTGTACTTCTCAATATCTTGCGGTGTTATGTCCATTCTATAATCCTCTGTCCGAATCTGCCGCCACCACAATCACGCATACCGACAGATTTTACAACTTTTTCACCTCCATCAAACCTGTGCTTTTCGGCAACGTTTATGAGGTAGTCAGCGTAAAGTTCATAGTCCTTGCCGTAACTTGTACACTTTGCAGGCTCTGATGGCGGGTTCCAGTACGGGTCTTTCGATGACTGCATTCTGTTGCTGTAATCCCAAGAGGACTTAGCCATGCTCCATCGCAACCTGTCCATAGATATAAACCTTCCATCTCCAGACTTATCATCACGCCAGTTTCTGGCGACACCCATAAACACATCGCTTGCTGTTGACGATTGCATGTCTTCGTACATTCGCTCACACTGCCTTACGATTTGATCCTTCTCATCATTCCAGACCTTTCCGTAGTGTCTGGGCGGGCACTTCTTAACAGCCTCCAGCCATTTAGCCATAGAGTTTAAACTTCGCTCAAAATCATTCTGTCTTCTGAGCCTTACGTTTGTTCGTGCTTCCTGATGAAGCCGTCGCATTTTGGCTAGACCCTTGAGCAACGTTGACTTGCCCTTGACCCCAACCAGATTTCTTCGGGTGTATCTTTTCTTGTTCATTCTATTTCCTAAGATAATCCAGACCCCTTAAAAGGGTCTGGATTATCTTTATTTAAGGTTAAAATTAACAGACACATCCTCCGTATTTGATAAGGAAAGTGCCTGGTTCCTATTGTAAATCAAGTATTTATACCTCATCAACTCCATTTGACCCAAGCCTGTCGAACAACTCCTGAATATCCTCGTCCATCATAGGATCATTATATTCTTTTACGTATGGATCAGTGGCGTTTATCGTTCTGTACATATCACGCTCTGCTTTGATATCGAGCCATTCATGTATTGTTTGTTTTCTTCTACCCATTTGATTGCACCTCCGCTGGTTCAATTTCATCGTCTAGATACCAATTCCCGTAACCGTTCTTGTGTTCACAGTAGTACATGTTATGGCCCAGCATAATCGAACACTCAGCCACCTCGCACACCACAAGAGTTTCACCAGTCAGGCTGTACCTGATCATATCTTTTTCTTTGAATAACTTAGGCATGTTTTATTTCTCCGTAAAATAACCATTCGCCATGCGTACCCTCTGGCGACTCCGCATAAAACATAAAGTCAGTATTCCCGTCTGAGTCCATGACTTTATCTTTCTCCTTTATTATCAATACGTTACCGCAGGATAAGTCAGTTTCGCTGATAACTTTGTCTCCAATATTAAAATCAGTAAGATGACCATACATATTTTTAATCCTTTTCTCCGTGTGTAAGCATTCCCAATATTAGCGATGCGAGATACAACATTACCGCTACCATTGGCGTAATTATTAACAGCGTTAAAATTATTGCTATCATTTTGTTTTCTCTATCCATTCTTGCTCTGTGTATTCGGTGACTGTATCACCTTCCAGCATGGTAGACCACGTGCGTTTCCGCACGCTGTCTATGTCCCACCCAATGAACGACTGAACAGTGTTCTTGGGGTCTGTTAGGTACATCATCACGGAAAAACATTTTCCGAATTCCATTTGTTTCTCAATTATGGCGAAGTTCATCGTATAAATTCTCCTGTTCTTTGTATCCACCATCTTCGCAGAAATAAAAGTATTCATCCCTCCATAGTTTTGGTTTAGGCTGGCTTGAGTATACTTTTTTATCTTCGTCGAAATTAACTCCTCCTATTTGCAGCATGGTTTCGATACTCCAGCCCTTGCTTTCTTTCGGGCTTGCGCTGAAATATCCTTGAAATTCAATGTCTGATTTTGTTTTGTTCAACCAAGACATTAATGTAGGTTTGTACAGCCTGTGCA